CAGCAGACGGCGTATTTGATCGTTGGGTTACTGAATCAGCTAACCAAGTTGACGGCGCAGGCAGCTTTGGACGTAAAGCACAACGTAAAGTTATTTTACAAGCAATGCAAGCAGTTATTAACAATAACGACGAAGTACGTGATGACGAATCACGCATCTTTAACTTGCTATCTGCACCAAGCTATCCAGAACTAATTGGCGAACTAGTTACTCTAAACTACGACAGAGGTTTAACTGGATTTGTAGTTGGTGATAGTCCAGCAAGACTAACACCAGACGCAACTAGCTTAAATGAGTGGGCAACTAATGCTCGTTCTGTAGTTGAAGATAACGATGACGGTTTAGTTACACGTGATGAATACTTAGGACTATTTTATCCATGGGGATTCACAAGTGATAACTTAGGAAATAATGTAGTTGTACCACCAAGTCACATGATGCTACGTACTATTGCACTAAGCGATCAAGTTAGCTACCCATGGTTTGCACCAGCAGGTACAAGACGTGGCGGCATTACTAATGCAAGTTCAACAGGCTACATTAGTAGTGAAGGAGAATTTGTAAGTGTTGCACTTAACGAAGGACAACGTGATACATTATATGCACAAGGTGTAAACCCAATTACGTTTATTACTGGTGCAGGTCTTGTTAACTTTGGCCAAAAGACTCGTGCAAGAAATGCAAGTTCGTTAGACAGAATCAACGTAGCACGTTTAGTAATTTACTTACGTTCACAGTTGAATCAGCTTGCTAAGCCTTACATCTTTGAACCAAACGATAAGATTACACGTGATGAGATTAAAGGTCAAGTTGAGAGCTTGCTACTAGAACTTGTAGGACAAAGAGCACTATATGACTTCTTAGTTGTATGTGACGAAACTAACAACACCCCTGCAAGAATTGATCGTAATGAACTATATGTTGATGTTGCGATTGAACCTGTTAAGAGTATTGAGTTCATTTACATTCCGCTACGTTTGAAAAATACTGGCGAAATAGCAGGACTTTAATATGATAAATACTATTGAATTAGGAGCAATATAAATGGCAATTTCAACACTATCAAAAATTACAGTCCCTTTAGCTGGCGGAGATTCCGCTAGCAACCAGGGCTTGTTGATGCCAAAGCTCCAGTATCGCTTTAGAGTGTCACTGGAAAACTTTGGTGTTTCAACACCGACAACGGAACTTACTAAACAAGTAATAGACATTACTCGTCCAACAGTTGCTTTTGAACCAATGGAGATCCATGCATACAACTCAAAAGCATACTTGGCAGGTAAGCATACGTGGTCACCGATTACATTAAACTTACGTGAAGATGTAAATAACGCAGTACAGAAACTAGTAGGCGAGCAGCTACAGAAGCAGTTCGACTTCTACGAGCAGTCAAGTGCAGCATCTGGACAAGATTACAAGTTTACAACACGTATTGAAATCTTAGATGGCGGTAATGGTGTAAATACTCCAAATGTACTAGAAACATTTGAACTTTACGGTTGTTTTATTACTAATGCTAACTACAACACATTAGCATATGCAAACAACGAGCCAGTAACTGTAACATTAGAAATTCAATACGACAACGCAATCCAAACACCAACTGACACTGGTATTGGTACTGCGGTAGGACGTACACTTGGTACTCTAATTACAGGTGGCGGTACTTAATAGTAAGTAAGTTATACTTTAATAAAAAGGGGGCATTTTGCTCCCTTTTTTATTATCTGTGTACTTAAATTATATAGATAAATATTAGTATGGCAGCTACATCGAATGGATTTTTAGATAATTTAGTAAACGGGCTTTTAGGACCTAAAGGCACAATGGCCGACTGGCAACACGCTAGTAGATTATATGTTGACGGCAATTTAAAACTTGCACCTAAGAGTAAATTTTTATATCATACATATTTTCAACTAGATCCAGTTGTTAGAAGTATATTACCTGAGCTAAAAGACAAGCATAATTTAGAAATAGGTATGCTAGTTAAAAGTGCGGATCTTCCTCGCTTTACTTCAAACGTAGAAACACGTAACAAATATAATAGAAAGAAAAATATTCAAACTGGTATACAGTATGAGCCTATTACTATTACTTTTCACGATGACAACTATGGTGTTACTACAGCGTTATTAGAAGCATATTATAGATACTATTTTGCTGACGCAGGATATGGACGTATGCCAGGAGCATTTAATAAAGCTGGCGGCGGCGACAATACATATATGGGTGCTGGTAGAAATCAATACAAGTATGGTTTAGACAATAACATCTCAGTACCATTTTTTCAAAACATACAAATTAGTCAATTAGCTAAAAAGACTTATACAACATACACATTAGTAAATCCAATAATTACAAATTGGCAACACGATACTGTTGATAATAGCGATCAATCAACACCAATGCAAAATACAATTACCGTTGCATATGAAGCAGTACATTATACAAGAGGTCCAAGCGACGGTAGCAATCCGGAGCAGCCAGGGCCAACAGGTTTAGGTGCAACAGAGCACTATGATAAACAACCATCTCCGATATCGTTATTAGGTGGAGGTGTATTAAGTTTAGAAAGCGCATTTGGTGCAGGTGCAGATTTATACGATTATATTTCTAGCGGTAGAGGATTTAATAGTCCATTAGAAGCTGGACTAGCAGCGTTTCAGTTAGTTAGAGGATTAGAAAATTTAACATCTGAAGGCATACGAGAAGAAGGTATTAATTTATTAGAAGATACACTAGGTAATATTAGTGGTACAAATGTTAGCGGCGTAGCAAATACTATTATTCCTAAAAGTAGCGGCAACGGTGGAGCCAGTGATATAACAACAGCTACTCCATCTAATACTACAAGTTCATCTAATAGTGTAACATCGACATCTACTACAAGACAACTTTTAACAGAAAATCCTGTTGCACTTGAAGATGCTGCTAAGAACATTTATAAAAATGATTATTTAACAGGAGGCGGCACTGGCGGAGTTAATGGTATTAATTCATCCTGGACAGCATTACCTGAAGGTACTAAAGAACTTTATAGAAGCAAGGCGTTGGATATATCATGAATAGCGGATTACCAGTAAAAAATGTTAGTAAGAAAAGCGACGACGATGTTCGTTTGTTTTTTGACAAATATTATACTAAATCGATAAACTTTAATGACAATGAGTTAAATTCAGTTGTTGGGTTTTTTGAAAATAAAGGGTTTGATAAAAGTAGTGCAGTTGCAGTAAGTATTGTATTATTACAGCAAGCTAAATTAGATAATATAAAAATTTATAAACTCCTTGATACCTTACGAAACTATCAAGATATACAACTAAGTGCAGTAGTAGCAGAAGTATTAAATTACAACAGAAAGCGTACTAGTGCTGTAGGTTTTAAAAGACAGAATAACGAGAACAAACTAGAGAAAAGAAACATAATTGAAGGATCACCAGCACCTGTTATAATAAATAGCGAAGTTGAGAGTAACTTCAGTGCAACAGGATTCACTTTTGACTCTAGATCAATAACTTGGGACGGAGCATAACAAATGGCAAAACAAATACTTAATAGAGGTTCTAATGCAAACGACGGAACTGGTGATAGTTTACGAGACGGCGCAGCCAAAGTTAATGATAACTTTAATGAAATTTATAGCGTCTTAGGTGACGGCGATAATTTACTTACAACAGATATTGATTTTGGTACTAATAAATTATTTTATTCAAACTTTGTTGAAAATTTAAATGATCTAGCGTTAATTGATGCAACAAAATATCACGGACTAGTTGTACATGTACATGCAACCGGTGCATTATATTATGCACACTCAGGTGCTTGGAGAAAATTGTTATCTGATAACAGCACTGCAATTGCTAATTATACAGACTCTTTAGACGCAGTTGCATACTCAGGAAATTATAATGATTTACAGAGTCGTCCAACTATACCGTCATTAATTACCGACTTAGGAATTGTTGATGGAAGTGCAGGACAAGTGTTAAGTACAGACGGCACTGGCAACTTTGTATTTAGAGATGTTGTTGCAACAAGTATTGCATTTAGTAATGTAACTAGCAAGCCAACTACTTTATCAGGATACGGAATTACAGATTCATTTACGGGCCGTTATGAAGACCTAACAAATAAGCCTACATTATTCAGTGGTGACTATGTTGACTTAGCTAATAAGCCTACTATTCCTGTAGATATTCAAGATTTAACTGATGATAATAATCTTTTATTTGATGGAGAGTATTCGAGTCTAAATGGTCGTCCTATTATTCCAAGTGATTTAAATCAATTAACAGATGATGACAGCTTATTGTTTAGTAGAAGTTATGATGATTTAACTAGCAAGCCAACTTCATTTAGTCAATTAACTACACTACAAATGACTCTTGGAGTTGAAGTTGATGAATTTAGCAATGACGGCGGCTTAACTGATAATAGCGAAACTGCATTAGTAACCGAGAGAGCAGTTAAAACATATGTTGCCAATACAGTACCAAGCGACTTAACTGACTTAGGAATATCTGACGGTGCAGTTGGTCAAGTATTAACTACTAACGGTCTTGGAGTATTTACATTTCAAGATCCAGGCGACACTATAGGAAACTTTACACTTGCAACAAGCACTATAGATACTGATGATTCAAGTCCAATTAGTATTATACCAGCAGTGTTTATGAGAAGTGATTTGCTTGTTGAAAATAATTTAGAAGTATCAAATAATTTAGTTGTAAATGGAGACATTATTACTACATCAACTGGTACTCCAGAAATATTTTCAGATGATGAAATACATTTAACAGCGTCAACTCGAGTCTCTGTTTTAACTAGTCCGTTTAAACTAGCAAATTTTACTAGCACAGAGCGAGATGCATTAACCGCTGAAAACGGTGATACAATATATAATACAACAACTAATAAATTCCAAGGCTATGCTAATGGCGCTTGGGTAGATTTGCACTAAGGTGAAAAATGGCTGAAGAAAAATATTATATCATAAATGCAATTTCTGAAGATGCATTTGATACATTACACGAGTACCTTACTACTAATACTTCAGTACCTAATGTACCTGATAGAGAAGTTATTTGTGAAAATTACACACTACAAAGTCCTACACGAGGAACTTACTTATTAACAGACGACGAAAAAATAGAAGTTGAACAACGACCTGAAGTTGAATATGTAAACTTAGATGTTGCTCGCTATCCCGAAATGAAAATTCCTTCTGATCAACTACGTTGTGATATTCCTCCGCAAGTTGATCGATATGATAGCAATGTTAGTAACTATTTTAGTTATTTTACAAACTATAACGGACTAGCATCAAGCGATAACGGTGCAGCTACTAGTCAATTATTGCGTATGCGACAAAAGGATCATCCTTGGGCTGCACAAAGTACAGCTACTAGATTAAGTGATATGCCTAGACAACGAGGCACTGCTAAAGACATAGATGTAGTTGTAGGCGATAACGGCAGTTGGATAGGCCACCCTGAATTTATGAATGATACATTTCATACTGGGTCACTTCAACCAGGACTAGCAGGGAAAGTTCCGCAAAATTTTATACCCGGAAACGTATTAAGCAAACGTAATGGACGTGATGCTGATAATGCAACTGCACCGTTGTGTAATGTATTAGATATGGTGTTAGATAGTCCATACTATATTGACCCAGAATGGTTTGACGCCAACCCTGGCGCTAGATTAACTACACGTTGGGACGGTACTGTTGTACCAGTAGAAAGTGTAGCAAGATCTTGGTGGGGATCTAGCACACAGCGTTCAGCACAATTTGCAAATATTGGCACTGTGTTTGTTACAACTAATTATACAAGAGATAGAGCACACGGATCAAATACTGTAGGCCCAGGCGACGGCACCCACGGAACGCAGTGCGCAAGTTTAACTTTTGGTAAAACACACGGCTGGGCATACAATGCTAACAAATGGGTAATTGATGCGTATGGAGCTTCGTTTTTAGGGTTTGAGCAATATTTTGATATTATGAAAATATTCCATACCAATAAGCCAATCAATTCGACTTACGGAACACAAGATCCAACTATTAGTTCTAACAGTTGGGGATTCCGTGTAAGCACTAGAACTAGTGGCTGGTCTAATTATAGAGGAACTGATTATAGTTTTACTACTAATTCTAATGCTACAAATAATTATCGTGTTATTAGACAAAATGGCGACGGGCGTGTAAAGCACTATCCTAAACCAAACAGTTTGTTTACAGCATCCAACGAATGTGCAGATGCAGGTGTAATATTAGTTATGGCTGCTGGCAATGACAGTCAGCAACAAGTTTTACCAGATCATCCTAACTGGGATAACTTTCATTGGAGTGCTAGCGGTGCAACTATAGAAGAAACTAACCAAGTTGAACTTGGCTCATATTATAATGCATATGCTAGTGTAAATAGACCAGGCTGGCCACAGTGTGTGGGCCCAACAGAAGATGGCAGATTTAAAGCAATTAACGTTGGCGCATTAGATGACGATTGGGGCGAAGGCACTACAATAGGTAGTCAGGATAATAAAGCCTATTATAGCGATTGCGGTCCGGCAGTTGATTGTTATGCTCCTGCTGATACTACTCTTGCAGCAGCAGCACCAAGTGACGGTACTGTAGTAACTAGATTTGATAACACTTATACTGGATTATCAGCAGACGCAGGAACAGCAGACGATACTACATTTAACGGTACTTCGGCAGCGTGTCCAGTTGCTTGTGGATTTTTAGCAACTGTATTAGAACATAACAGAGCGTGGGACTGGTCCAACATTAAAGATTATATTAAAAATACAATAGAACAACAATTTGTTGAGACAATGTATATAGGTAATGATTATGCAGATCCGTATGATGCAGGCTGGCTAGATACTAAAAGTTTAGCAGGCGGCGATCCTATAGTGTTATATGAAGGTGATTACACTATTAGTAATCCTTCCTTAATTACTACTAATAGTGTTAGACGAGTTAGAGGTCCGATTTCATTACGCGGCGGATTATCTATAAGATTTAAGAAATAGAATGTCTAGATTTGCTCAAGGAAAATTTACTCTTAAAAATCCTGACAAATATGCAGGTAATAGAACTCCTACATATAGGAGTAGTTGGGAATTTGCATTTATGAGATTTTGCGACGAGCATCCTAGTGTAACACAATGGGCCAGTGAAGCAATACGCATACCTTATAGAAATCCACTTAGTGGAAAGTATACCATTTATGTTCCGGATTTTTTTATAGCATATTCAGATAAGAATGGCCAACAACGTGTTGAATTAATTGAAGTTAAGCCAGCTAATCAATCAGTTAAAGAAAAGTTAGGTAATTCAAAACAGAATCAATTACATTATGTTATTAATCAAGCAAAATGGGGTGCAGCAAGAGCTTGGTGCAAACAAAAAGGTATTATATTTAGAATTGTAAATGAGGGCGACATATTTCATCAAGGTCGCAGAAAATGAATATAACGTTTTATGATAAAGTAAATCGACCCTGGACGTTTTTACATGTTCCTAAAACAGCAGGAAAAAGTATTAGTGCTTATATTATGGAGCACAGTAAAAATGCCAAAACGCTACATCCAACAAGTCATGCAACGCTTGCAGATATGCAGTCTTTAGATGTTGATATAGGTACAACATTTGCAGTATTTAGAAATCCATATTCTCGAGCTGTGAGTTTATACAGATTTCTATTCGAAGTAGATATCAGACAAATATCTAATGCACACACAAAGTTCTTTCAAAAAAAACCGGATTATACTTGGCATGACGATTTAATAAAACGTTATAAGGGAATATCGTTTACTGATTTTTGTAACACATTGCCATATTTGCCGTTGGGCATAGAACAACACCATTTCTTTCCGGTAGCTAAGGTATTAAAAGTAGAAAACTTAAAGCATGATTTTAAATTTATACAAAACATGCTGGGTACAACACAACCTTTATTTAAATTTAATTCTACAGGACGTCATGACTGGAGAACTTATTATAATAAACAAACGCAAGAAGCAATTTATAAAACGTACGAAGAAGACTTTAGATTATTAGGTTATTCAAAAGACATAAATAATAGTAGCATATAATGGTATAGGACTATGACCAAGAAATTAGAAGAATTACTTAACTTACCTGATTCTAAAGAAATATTAGATTCAGCTAAGGAAGATGAAAAAATAAAGAAAAAACAAACTGCTGTAGTTGAGCAAGGTGAAACCTTTGATGCTATGGCTGAGTTTGATAAAATTGCTGCTGCACTTCCTGCTGTCAAAGGCTTAGGCGAAATGGCTGATAAAGAGTTAAACGAAGTTGCAGACAAAGCTATGAGTGCATACGAAGATTTAATGGATCTTGGTATGAATGTAGAAGCACGTTATAGCGGGCGTGTATTTGAAGTTGCAGGCGGCATGCTTAAAACTAGCCTAGATGCTAAAGTTGCAAAGATGGACAAAAAACTTAAGATGATTGAACTTCAACTTAAGAAAGAAAAAATGGACAAAGACAGTAATCCCGGAGAGGGAATGATCGAAGGCGAAGGTTATGTTGTTACTGATCGAAATAGTCTACTAGAGCGCCTTAAAGGCTTAGATAAAGATAAATAACATATAAGCAGGATAGTTGACATGAAAAAATTTAAAGACATTCTAACAGAATCTAAAAAAACATACAAGTTCATTGTGCGTGTAGCAGATGAATTGCCTGAAGGATTTGCACAACACTTAGAAACAAATCTTAAAAAGTTTGATCTTGTAAGTTTGAGTAGTGCAAAGCGTACTCCTATACAAGAGCGACCATTAGATTTCCCTAAACTTCAAAATATGGAAGTACATACATTTGAAGCTGAAGTAAACTATCCTACAACAACGCAAATATTACAGCAATACTTAGTAGACAACTGTTCTGTCCCTGCAGCCAACTTAATTGTTAGAGCCGAAGGCGAGCCTCTAGAACAAATTCAAGAACCGACAAAAGAAAGTCCATATGAAGCTCTATTAAATACTGAAGATATGGGTGGCGAAAGCGCACAAGAATCAGTAGGAGAAAACAGAGTAATGGACCTTCTTAAAGAACTTGAAGTTGCTCGTAAAGAACGCGACTTTGATGCAACGGAGACAAAATAATGGATATGAAAAAAATATTAGAAAATATGGATGCAGCAGCAGCAGGCAAAAAACCAGCAGGCGCAGCTGATGCAGGAAGTATGAAATCAATTTTAGAATCACTTAATAAAGTAGCTGAGTGCGGAACAGACATGATGGCTTCGCAGCAAATGGGCCAAAGCGAAGGAACTCCTGTTACTGTAAGTATTACTGCGTCAGGCAAAGATCATGTAAATGATTTAATGGACTTAATTAAGTTAGCAGGCGGAAACGCAGAACAGCACATTGATATGCCAATGGCACATGATACACATATTGATACTGATTCGCACAATGCATCAGGTCAAGAGATGGATATGGCAACTATGCGTTCTATTATGGCAGCTGGCGAAGACGACGGTGCAGTAGAAGATGAAGTTGAAGAATGGGCTAATTCACCAGAAGGTGTAGAAGGCGAAGAAGAATACAGAGATCATGAATATATGACACGTGATTTGAGTGGTGGCATCAACAGAGCTAAACCAAAAGGTTCAGAGCGTGTTAAAGATCCAGCAGTAGAATCAATTAAAGAAAAACTTTGGGCTGCATTAAGCGAAAAGAAAACTAATGAAGGTCGTGGACGCGGACGTGGACGCGGCAAAAAGAAATAAGCTACGGTGGGGATGCACCAAATAGGACCTTCGGGTCCTATTTTTTTCTGTAAATAGCTACATGACACAAGACGTTGATTGGCTACAATATTTCGAACACATTAAACCAGTATGTCCTTGGAGCACAGCATCCTGGAAAAAGGATCAAATAAAAGTAAGAGCCTGGGACGGTAAAATAGACGAATTAGGATCTAATCAAGCTATTGTATATATTTGTAAAAATTATAATCGTAGGCGTCT